ACCGATGGCGCGGATCGCGTTGCGCAGATCGGAAGCCGTCATGATCGGATAGCCGCCGCTCTTCATCGCGGCTCCGCTCTTGGCTGCGTGCTGGCGCGCCTTCTCGGTGAAGTCGCGGTCCCCGATCCACAGCAGTGCGCCGTAATCGTAGCAACACGAATAACCGTCGTGCGCCATGATGGCATCGGTCATGGCGTCGTCTTCGTCTTCCACATCGTCATCGCAAAGGGTGCGGAACAGCGCCATGGCCGAATCGGCGAGCGGAGCTACCCCGTCGAGCGGAACGTTGCACGTCGGGCAGTTCTCATCGGTGGCGTCATAATCCCCACCGCATTGCGGACATGTGAACTTGCTCATGGGTGCCCTTTCGGAGTAATCGTCTCAGTGAGACAAAAAAGGAGATTGAGATGCTACAGGAAGTCTGGGTGGCGACACCGGAGATGCGTTGGGTCGTGCGAAGCGGGGAGCGAGTGCTTCAGCAGCGCTGTACGTGCAACACCTTGGTTCTGATGCCGGAAGAGGCTAACTTACCGGAAGGGATCGAGTGCGAGTCGAAGTTGGAATGGCGCGACGTTCCGGTCGCAACGCCTGCTGACGGGATTTACGGTTTCAGTGAGGTGGTTCGTGACGGAGAAATCGAGCGCACCGTCCAAGTCGATTTCGATGTCCAGGCGTTCGCAGCGTGTCTCATCGAGGCGTTCAAGGAAGTAGGACCTGGATCGCGCATCGCTTACATTCAAGGTCCGAAGCCTGACGGCTCAACGACAATCGATGGCATCTTCAATATGCCGGTCGTGGTGAAGCTGGCGCTGCTGCGGATGAAGGCGTCCTCATGAGGCGCAATCCTAACACGATCTCATCCGTTGGTGATCTTGAGCAACGATCCTATTGGATTGCACACTGTGAAAACGCTTTTATGCGTCGGGCTGAAGGATCGACTTTTGAAGAGATCGGAGACTATATCGGCGTCACTTCTTCTGGAGCACGAAGCCGTGTCTATCGGATGGGAAGACGGTTAGCGCGCGCAATGCGCAAAACAGTTTTCACTCTAGGCACCTGATCCAGGAATGAAACACCTTATTTGCGTTGCACCAGCTTCATCTTTGTAAGGCCATAGCTCTCACGTTTTAGATGGTGTGCATCCGCTGGAGCGCAGCTTGAAGGATATGCTTGTTCAAGTTGCTTGAGCGCTTCAAAACGAGACGTTGCTTGTGAGACATTTGACCGACCCACAAGCGACAGTCGAAGATTTTGCACTGGTGCGGACGACGATCATAGATCGTACATCCTTCAGGTCCGAGATAGATGCACTTGCCGTCTGAGGTTCGCTTCAGCGCTTGCCGGTCGATGCCGCCGTATGCTTCGAGCAGTGATCCGGTGAGTTGCGCCGGAACGTGATCGTAATCTTCGAGACGGTCGCCGCGCTCAGGCAGCACCAGGACGATTGAGCCGCAGCACGCACGGCACCCGTCACACGGGACGTTGGCCGTTCCGCCATGCCTGCCGGAAGGCCCTTGGCTGGGCTTTGTTCCACGAATGACGATCACGGTTGACGTTTAGATGTTTTCCTGCGGTTCTTCAACCATTCAGCACGGTGCCTGTTGGTAATAGCCTTGCGACGGTCGTTATTGATGCTTGGAAACAAGGAAAGTCTCTGTTCTGCTGTGAGAAAATGACCACGCGCCACTGCTTCTCCGACCGAATCAGCAGCAGCGTGGCGACCGGCCAGGATCGGCTCATGTAGGTCTCGATCCCGTTTCACGTCACCGTCCACGTAGAACATCTCGGTTGAGCCAGTGTCATCCATGGCGCTTCCCGCCGACGTAGTCATTGAACCGCGTCATCGATTGCGGGTCTTTGAGGTTCAGTGTTCCAGTCCAGTCCGAGCCCAGCAGCAAGTCTTTGCCGTACTTGGAATCGGATATGGCCCAGATCGCTTTCGGATCGTGAGACTGGACCAGCTTTTCAATGGCCGCACGGTCCTTGTCGGGAATATCGACAGCCTTTTCGTCGCTCTCGCTCTCTTGCTCTTTCACCAGATCGGTGTTGTCGCGCGCCCAGCGGAAGCGGTCTTCATCGTCCATACTAGACCAACTCTCTTCAAGAGACTCTCGCGCCGAGTCCATCAGATAGTCTGGTGGCTCCATGTCATCGAGTACCTTTTCGGCACGATCCTTGAATGCGCTCTCCAAAGAACTCTTCAACTGCTTGCGCATAACTTCGGTGAACTCATCTTCCGGCTTCACCTCTTTTATGCCGGGTAGTAATGCTTGCTTCGGGTCAAAACCAGCAGGCTCTTTCAGCTTATCGTCATCGAAACCGATGTAGGTTCCTTTATCAGCAGGCCAGTGACCAGTGTCATGCTCAACTGTGATCGCATCGTGCAACTGATCCGCAGTGTATGGCACAGGATGGCCAGCTTCAGCCCGGCTCTTCAGAAAATCGCTGATAGCATCATCAGCCCATTCCGTCTCATCGCCTGATGTGAAGTCTTCCGCAACTTTGCTGCGCGCATCGTCCTCGCCGTCGTTCTCGCGCCAGTCCTGTATCTGGTAGTCGTGCTCAGCATCGACGTTGCTATTGACATACTCGCGCCCGGCGCGGCCCTGATCGTGGCTGCTCAACTCATCCCATGACTCAGGCGTATAGCCGCTGCCAGCGCTATCCGCGTCGATCTTTGCTTGCAGCTTATCGCTGAGATTTGACCATGAGTTCGGCGTTGGCGTGAAGCCGTACTTTGCCCAGGCGTAACCGCCGACATCGATGTTCGCGTGAACCTGGACGCGGTCCAGGCCAAGCTTCTGATAGAGAGCGACCTGAGAACTCAGCAGCGTCTTCGCTTCGCCTTTTCCGGTCTGGCTACTTGGGAGCTTCAGATAATCATGACTCGCTTCGTTCTTGTCGAAGTCGATGCTGCGCGTCATCTGACCACCATCGGCCAGAAAACCCGCGACCGTAATGATGCTACCGCTCTTGGTGACTGTCGGCTTGCCAGTCGCTAGATCGGCAAGCAAGCCTTTCTCGAACGTGTCAGCATCAACGTCCTTCTTGGCAAGCTGGGTAGCCAGCGCGGTGATACCTGCATCGGCCTTGTCCTGAGAACTCCATCCTGCCGCTGGCGTGAAGAACTTCTCTAGGTCTTGTTTGACCTTGCCGACTTTGCCGGTCGGCCCGGCATACCGATCACGAAGCTCTTCCCACTGTTGGGAGAGACGCTGATTCCCCGCTGCATCAATGATGCCCTGGTAAACTTTGCGGGCGTCTTCGCGCTGTTCGGCGTCGGTGCCATCGGTTTTATAGGTGCCGATGAACTCGCCGTGTCCGACCCTCGCGTAGAGTTCTGAGCCATAATGCTTCGATGCCTCTTGTGCAGCGTTAAGAGTCGCTTCGTCCTGAGCGAATATATGCACGATTGTGCCGTCTCCGACAGGCCCCAACGTGTGATATTCGAGCCCGTGAGACAATAACCAGTCGTGGACTTCGCCAACGCCTGCCTTGGCCTGAAACCGTAGCAGCGCCGAGTCACCTTCTTCACCTTCTTTGAAGGCCAACACTTGCTTCTGGTTAGCGATGTAACCCTTCATCGCCGCACTTAGCTTGACCTGTTCCCACGGCACGTTGTCGTGGATCGTGGTCATCACGCTATTTTCGGCACCGTCGCGCCATGCGCCGATCACATCATCGTCATGGCTTGAGAAGCCGACCACAGTTCTGTCAATGCTTTGAGACGCGGCGCGCAACTGTTCCTGCGACCGGCTCTGCATGTGATTGACGGCTTCAGCGAGGTTCAGGTTTTCCGTGTTCGGCGACACAAACTCCGCAATCGATGCACCGCCCGATGTCCACCTCCCGTGAGGATCGCGTAGCTCATCCGGCGAGAAGTCGCCCATCAGAAAGCGCTCTTCGGCCTCGATGGCGATTAAACGCTCCCACATCGCCGCATCGACTACCGCATCGATATGGACGATGGCGTGATCTCTGACCGGAGCGAACCGCTTGTCCCAGGTCGGCACGAAGGCGCACCGGCACAGCGGATGCGCCGGGATCAGACCGTCAGCTTCGTCGAGCGTGTATGGTCCATTGTCTGAGATGTCCTGGCAGGTCTGACACACGAACTCATCGCCAGCGGTCAGCACCTCGACCAGCTTCGGCCGTGGTCGAGATCGAGCGTCAAACAGCCCATCAAGGCTTTTCTCACGCTCATAGGATAGAGCCGCTTCAGCGTTGAGCATCCCGCTGCGCTCCAACGACTTCGCACCTGAGACATCGCCTGATCGGTAGCGCTTCGCGGCTTCAGAGAATGCGACCGCAGCGTTGGCGCGAAGGTTCGCGGCTTCCCGGTAGTGCTTGCTCAGATTCGGCTGATCGGCGTGCTCATGGCCCGCGCCGTACATCCGGTCGGAGCGGTCAGAGTTCTCCTTGGCTCGCGCCGCAGCGCTGGCTTGCCACTGAGCCGGTCCCCAAGCATCTCGCACCGAGCGGGACGGCCCCAAGACATGCTCAGGGACGACGCCCACCGCTGGGACACCGGCCGACCGGAACGCATCGAGCAATGCGGTGTTGTACGTCTTCACCGTCGCATACCCGATCATGGCCCGGCCCCGGACCACGCCGACCGCGTTGATCCGGGCCGTCACGTCGCGAACCATGCGCGCCGGGCGAGACCCGGCCATGATCGAGTGGCCCAGGATGCGGGTCGCCTGCTGGACCACGGCGGCACAGATGCCCTGAAGCTCGCCCTGAGTCACGCCTACGATATGCCTCAGACGGGCAAAGGCTGCGTTCTGATCGGGCACGACGCCCATGAGGTGCGAAGACCGCACCGCCGCCTGAGCCGCAGCCTGGATCAAGTATTGGGCCGTCCAGGCCCCATCCCCGGCCAGCACGACCTGCCGCAGCGCTTCGGTGAGCCACGATTGGAACGATTTGACCTTATCCGAGCCCGGCAGACGGTGAAGCCGGGGATCGTGGGTCGCGCCGGGCCGACCCGCCGCCGTCATGATCGAGGCGGGAGTGGGTGACAGGCCCAGGATGTCTTGCTCGCCCAGTCCTTGCTGGACCAGGGCGCGTACCTTGTGCCAGCGCAGATCGAGGTCGCGCTGCCACCGGCCCTGGAGCGGGCGCGTCCCGGTCGGATCGATGTCGGTGTGCGCGTCGTGCGTTTCGGTGCGTTGACGCGCCAGAATGCGCCGTAACAGTGCAACGTCGTCGTCGGCAAACTCTCTGAGGTCTTGGTCCGGCGCGACATAGGTGACTGTCTCATCATCGACCGAGCGGATATAACCGTCCATCTCAGAAGTGTATTTTTTCCAGATGTCGGGATCGTGCGGAGCCTGAGCTTCAACGGCGGCGCGCTCCAGTGGAGTCGCTACGTTCTCATGGCTCCAGTCATAGTAGTGACCGTCATCCATGGCGAGACATTCCGGTATCTCATGCCATGGCAGCGTTTTGTCAGTGTCGACGCCGCACTTCAGGATACGCGGAACGTGGCGGTCAACAAAAACCTTGCGACAGTCGCGGGTTCGATTGGCGAGCCATGGCTGATCGTAGCTGCGATCCACGACGCACAGCGCCACAAGCGGCGCGGCACGGCGCTGGTACTCTTGCAGAACGTCTTTCGGCAGGGGTTGAGACAATTGCGTTGCTTTCGATACGGCCGCAGACTATATCGGAACAATGCTTAACCGACGCTCATTCATTTCCGGCCTCATCGCGAATGCCAGCACTGGTTCGCGCCTCATCCATCATGGTGATGCGCGACGGTGCATTTAGCGCCGTTGATGAAATCGTATCCCCACAATGCCCTTGAGCTTCACCCCCACCGGGCGATCCTCATATGGATGAAGCAAAGGCCCAAAAGCGTCGTCATTGCACCCTCACCTGACGATCATCTGGTGGAACTTACTCGTTATCAATCGCAATAGCGACGACTTCCATCTCCAGTTCAGGTGACAGCGCCGTGGCCGTGGTGAACGGATAAGAGCCAAGCGCAGCGCTCAACTGAGCCTGGAATATCTTTGGATCGTCGCTCCACTTATTGAAAATCTCTTGGCCAAGCGCAGCCTCAATCTCCGATCTGTACAGCGCTGGATCGAGGATCGAGAACTTGCTGAACGATGCCTGAGATGAGAAGCCGCTGTAGCGGTAGATGTAACCGCCTAACAACGCTGCAAACATCTCGTTGTTCGCTACTGCTAGACCAAGTCCATTGGCGGACACGGTCTGTTGAGACCACGTGGTTCCGGCGTCCGTGGAAATCCACACGTACTGAGAATTAGAGTAATCAACGGCAGCAAGCGTCTTTCCGTCAGGTGAGACGACTACGTCTATCCAGCCGATCTGTGGCGCTCCAGAGGGAGTCCATGTGGTTCCTTTATCGGTCGAGAGATAGATCAGACCATTGCTTCCGTCGGCGAGCGCACCGGCCGCCGCAGCAATGACACCGCCGTCGGCAGAGCACGCGAGGCCGCCCCAATAACCATCGCCCGCACCGCCCCCGACACCGAATCCGGTATCAGTCCACGCACCGCCGTCGATCGATGTCCAGATGTCTCCGCTTGAATCGTCAGCCGCGACACGTATGGAGCCGTCCGATGAGCAGCAGACGTTGGACCAATAATTGCCGCTTGCCGACGGATTCGTGTTGGTCCAGCTATCGCCGCTGTCCTCCGAAACATAGAGGTTGGGGCTGCTCGCGGCGACAATGATCGAGCCATCGTCAGAGCAACAAATAGCGCCCCAGCTTCCAGTGTTAGGCGCCGAAGTCTGGGTCCAATGCGCACCGTTGTCGGACGACGTGTAAACGTAATTACTGTCCGTTCCGACCAGGAGTGAGCCATCACCAGACATCGCTATGATGTTGAGATTGAGAGTAGTCGGCTGATTGGTCCACGTGTCACCACCGTCTGAAGAGGTCCAGAGCACAGGAGGACCGCCGCCAATTGTGATAGCGGCGACCTTTGTGCCATCGGAAGAACAAACAACTTGAAGCCATTGCTGTTGCTGAGACACGGCAGAGGATTGTATCCACGTCTCCCCCGTATCGTCCGAGTAGTAGATGAATCCGCCGTATTGGCTGATGAATAGTTTGCTCCCGTCAGACGAGACAAGAGTGCTGTTCCAGTTGCCATTCCCCGCACCAACGAGACCGGCAACTGCGTTGAAGGTCGTTCCACCATCAGTCGAAAGAAAGACGGGATCACTTGGACCGCCACCAGTGTTTCCAGTCGCGGCCATGATAACGCCGCCATCGTCTGAGCAAGCAATCGTGTTCAGACCATGTGTTAGCCCGGTGACAATGTTGGTCCAGGTCTGACCGTGATCTGATGACTTGTAGATAGAGCTAACGCCAAGGCCATAGCCAATGTAAAGCGCTGTGCCATCTCTTGAGTAGCAAAGCGGCGCGAAATTAGCCGTCTGGTCACCCCCAGCATTCGACGACCAAGTGTCGCCTCCGTCTAAAGAGATATGAACGTTCGCGTCGTCGTCTGGTCCGCCACCGGATGGATCACACGTCGCGGCGATGTAGTTGCCGTCGCCCGACATGGCGATAGAGCACCAGGTGCGCGTCCCAGCCCCGGTCTGATCGATCCAGGTCTCACCGCCATCAGAAGATGTATAGATATCGCCGGTCGTGACCGAGCCAACCGCAGCAACAACCTTGCTGCCGTCCGATGAACAGATGACCTGCTGCCAATTTTGCTGACCTAAGAGCGTCGCTAAGGCTAAAATCGGGGTCCATGTCTCACCAGCGTCACTCGATTTCCAGATATACCCTGACACAGCATTATTGGCCTGAGATGCTGCATAAATAGTGTTGCCATCCGCAGAGCAGCAACATTCGACCCAGGCCTGTGATGAAAAGTCCGCGCCATCGTAGGTGATAGATAATATCGGGGTCCACGTGTCACCACCGTCAACAGACTTGTAGATGTTGCCGAAGAAGACGGCGTTGTAGAGAACGCTCCCATCGGAAGCGCCGAACATGCTGTTCCACGCCGAACCATTGATCGTTGGAATACTCAATTGCTGCCACGACGCGGAAAGCTTCATAAGCTTCGCGACCAAAGCACGCTTCACGTCTGCCGTCTCTGACGCCATCAGGTGAGGATCGAGCGCGACCCACTTTGACAGAGCCGATCCCTTGGAATGCGGTCTCAGCGACTTAGATTTGAATTGGACGGTCACTGATGACCTCCATCTTCTATGATTGAGGCTTGCGCCGTTGCATCGATCTCTTCGAACACCTCAGCACCAAGTTCGATCTCACCACGGAACGGCGGAACGCTGCGCAGCGCTTCGTCGCTATCGAGTTTTGCCGGTGGCCGGTACGTGATTGTGATGTGCGGCTGATAGTCTGGATGGCTCCAGTCCGCTCCGGTGAGACGGTGAATCTCTTCGTGCCGCGCTGATAGGATCGAAGAGTTGAACAGCAGTACGATGGCGTTATCGCCGCCATGGCTGAACTTCTGAAGCTGGCGCGCCCCTCCCGCTGGAACAGTGATGCGGCCTTCCTGGGGTTGGGCAAAGCCGACCTGACCTGTAACGGTCTCCATCGGCTCGCCAGCTTTGCTCCAGTCAACCGGCTTCTTCGAGTACGCGATGGTGACGTGCATATCGGCGGGCTCAAGCGCGGTCTCGAAGCCGACGCTCTTGGCCCACCTCACGATGGTGTCACCGTTGAGCACGGGCCGGTATACATACATGGTCCGTGGGATCGCATCACGGACCGGACGATGTTCTCCAGCGAAGTGCTGCCCGGCAGCGAGTAGCTGGGCCGGGGTGTGGCGCTCCAGCGCTTCGACGAAAAGCGACAGCGCATGTCTCACCTGAACCTTTGAGGTTCCGGTGCGCGCGTCGAGCATCGCATCGTTGTAGCCGAACCGCGTCTCCATGGCGTGAACATCACTCGCGATGTCTCGCGCGGCGCGAGCCGACTTCATCAGGCCATGACCGACACTGACCAGCATATCCTTGGCATGGGCCACCGCGACGCCGCGCACCTTGTGGATCAGTTCGCCTAGCGCATAACCGGCAACGCCAGTCGCGACATAGGCGGTCATGGTTTCAGGGCTTTGGCCGATCATCGACAGCGCGGCATTCATCGTCTCAGCGACGTGCGGAGCCACCGTCTCGACCATGAGCATGTGCATCCCGATCCCAGCGGTATGCTTGCCCAGGAACGCCGCGACGTGATGCGCTACTTCATGCTCAGCAAAGAACTCAATGCCGCGCACCATGCCGCGCCCGGTGAGAGAGCCGCGCTCATCGCCCGGCACTCGTCTCAGCGCCTCACCAAATCCCATCGGATGGGGCGCGGTCCATTTCACTGATCTGCCGTGACGCTTTAGCTGGACCTTGTGCGCCGCACGGACCGCAGCGCTGGCCTCCCAAGCCGCTGGTCCCCACACGTCGTTGACCATGAAAGCATCGCTCAGGTGCTCGAAGTGCGCCGTCTCTCTGCCGCGCTGATACGCGCGGGCCGCGATGCGTCTCGCGTCGAGACTGTTGGTGCTACGTGCCGCTTCTTCGCCGCCTTCACCTTCGCCGCCTTCTCCGGTCGAACCGCTCTCCAGCGATCCGCCTTCCTGCATCAGCGACAAGCCGGTATGCGGATCAAAGCCGGGCGACCAGACCCGCGCGACAGGGACTTGCGGCTCCAGGCCAAACTCATCGACCGCATCGCTCCAACCCGGAAACAGATCATCGGCGATAATCATGTTTGATACAGCGGCACGGACCACGTCTTCGTTGAACAGCGCGGCTTGCACGTAGGTGTTCGCGGCCTGGGCCTTCTTTGCAGCGATCTCAGCTTTCTCAGAATCGGTGAGTTGCCACAGCGCGTTCCAATTATAGCGCATCGCCGGGTCATAGCGACCGATTGCGCTACGCACGATCAACTCATCAAGCAAAGACATACGCGGCGTCATCTCGGTCTTCTGATAGGTCGAGACGCCGTCTAAGTAGTTGCGCAGATCGTTCTCGCCCGCTGATCCGCCTTTCGCTGAGATGCCGCCTGATCCGCCTTGCTGGCCCATGACGCGCGAAACAGGCACGCCACCCGCGCCACACGCGATCATGAGAAGCTTCTCCAGAAGATCGGGTAGACCGGCGAACTCAGATTTGATGCGCTCCCATTCCTCTTTCTCGTCGAGCAGCATCAGCGAATACAGCGATTTATTTTGGTTCGACACGGCGAAACGCTTGATGAGCGCTGCGGTGTCTTTGTCGTTGCCGAGATGCTGTTCAAGGTTCTGGACCTTGACCACGTCCATCTTCGCATCGTTGACCATGGCTGATACGCCGGACAGCGTGACGCCGAACTTCTTCAGCGTGTCTTCCACGGTCTGGAGAATTGAATCGCCCCAACCACCTCCGAGCGGAGCGAGACGCCAATCCGGCAATTCGTTGCCAGCGAACTCTATGACGCGCGACGGATGGATGTGAACCATCCCGGCATACGGCGCGTTCTGCCGCGCGAGATCACCTTCCTGTTGCTGAGAGCGTTGCCAGCGGCGCGGCCTGATGATGTCAGCGCCTTGCGGTCTGGACGGATCGCCTCGACCAAATGCGGTGAGACGTTCGAACCAACCCGTGCCGCCGTTCTGTCGCTGCGGTGGATTGAGACGGGCTCGCTTGCCGACCGACATGGTTGGATAGGTGCGACCACCTTCAAAGCTGAAGCCGAAGATCGGAGTCGCGATCACGTAGTATTCTGGCCGGGTGTACCACGGGCTATCGACGTTGTAGATGCGCGGCCCAGCGTTCAACTCGTAGCGGTTCATCACCGCGATGAACTTCAGGCTGCCTTTGCCGCACTTCGTCACGTCGAGCGGTTCATCGGATTCGCCCTGGTCAACACCAAGCACAAGCGCGGCACCGCCATAGAGCCGAGCGCGAGTGATCGCGTCTTTGGTCTTCTTCTGAAGCTTGTGCGCGATCTCGACCTGCTGGATCGCCTCAACGGTCTTCTTGTCTTCGGCGTGCCATTGACGCCACTCGCGCGTCGCATCTTCGGCAGGTGCATCGACGAGCTTCCTAGCGAGGAAGTCGCCCCGATACATCTTTTCCTGTTCCCAGCGATTCTGCTCACGAAACTCCCAATGCGGAGTCCGTGTCGGGTCCTTCTGCGTGCCAAGGCCACGCCAAAAATCTACCAAAGTATCGGTGATTCGTGTTCTCATGACGTGACCCAATCTGGAGACACACAGCCATGACGCCAACAGCCAAACAGCGCGACGCATACGGACAACAGAAAAGAAAATCCATCAGACGCAACATTCCATTTATGTTGACGCTGGATGAATGGCTGGCGATCTGGCTCACGTCTGGACATTGGCCGCAGCGTGGCCGCAGGCGCGGTCAGTATCACATGGCGCGGAAAGGTGATGTCGGACCCTATGCGGTCGGCAATGTCGATATCATCACTGGAGACCAGAACAGAAGCGAAGCTATGAAAGGCAGGAAACTTCCACCACGCACCGCTGAGCATAGACGCAATCTTTCGCTGGCTCGCGCAGGAAAAGGTCATCCCATTTCCGATGAGACCAAGCGCAAGATGCGCGAAACTGCCTTGAGACAGTCTGATGAGACGAAGCATAAGAAGAGCCAAGCTGCGTTGAAACGCGCCAGAGACGAACGCGGATGCTTCGCTACAGGTCGTTGATCGCGGCCGCTACAGCAGCGCGTTCCAGATCAGGCGATAGCGCGGTAGCGGCGGTGAATGGATTTGCTCCGGTCGCCGTCACGAATTGTGCCTGATAGCGCTTCGGATCGAGCGACCACTGATCGAAGATGGTCTCACCGATTCCTGTCTCGATGTCGGCAAGGTATCGCTCAGGCGATAGCTGTGCCGCTTGGCTAAAACGAAACGTCATTGTAGTTCCCCTCTTTAAGTCTCAGCATCGATCCCGTTGAACGCAGCGGCAACGATACGCACCGCGTAGCCGATCATCGCAACCACGACCGGCACAGCAATCATGATGGCGATGATAGAGATCATGCGTCGTCGCCTTTTATGTCAGCATTGGCGGCTTCATCGGAGATTGATTGATGCACCGTTTCGTCGATCTCATTGACGATCTCTTCCGTCGCTGCGGTGCTCTTGCGGATCGCGCGAATGTCCCAGATCAATCCGCCTATATAGCCGAGCGCAATCATGAGCGCTTTCTGCTCATTGTCTCCACTGTCATCGGCAAGACAATCGGCGATCACGTCGAGCGGATCAGCGCCGTCGATATACATCTGACGGCCGCGCTCAACTAAGTTTGGATCGATGTTTTCAACCATGGCGCGGAGGAAACCCATTAGGTCCGATGTTGGACGCGACGCCCCAACAGGGACGACCATCACGCGCGAATCCCCGGTTGATTGGTTCCGCAACGATACCAAGGTATCCCCGTTCGCACCAGAACTGACGAAGCCGATCCGCGTCCCGCTGCGCTTCTTCACGGGTTGCACCGGCTTCGTAGTCGCTGCGACGGTCGATCTGGTCTCTCTCACGCGGCGCGGTGGCTGGTGAGGCCGCAGCAAAGAGCGCATCAACTTTCGCACCAATAGAAGCGGCAAGCCGAGCCCGCTGAGAATCCATGAGAGGGACCGCCCAACTCGAAACGCCAACGACTGGTTCTGTGTTGCGGTTTGAGACACGCTGGATCGCGGCAGCGCCTTCATGTTTGAGACGGCTGAGAATGACCTGCACGTATATTTTCTCAATGCCGAGTTGTCGGGCAATTGCTTCTGGCGTTGCCCCGGCGCGGTACAGATCATACACCTCACGGCGTCGCGTACCAGCCTTTGGGATCACCATGCCCTGCTCATCTACAGGGTTAAACACCGCTGGCATTTACCCGACCCAACTGCTGTAGCTGCGGAAGCCGCGCGCGCCTCGCGCGTTGACGGCAAGGGCGAGCGCCATGACGCAGTCGTCGTCGAGCCCGGCAGGCGCGGCATACTTCACGCCACCTTGCGGCGTGTAAACGTATTCAAATTGCTCCATCTCAAATGCGATCATGGCCGGGTCTTCTGGTTCGATTGGCGATTCTTTAGGAGCCGGGATGTGGATATCGGCCTTTTGCACCGCAGCCATGAGTCCTTCCATAAGCTGCTGCTTGCTTGGCCCGGTAAACTTGTAGCCTTCGAAGTTCGAACCGCCTTTCGCGATTAGGTTCTCGACAATGGGATCGCCAACACCACTGGAATCAACTTTAGCCTTTGCGTGCTTTGTCTCATCGATGATAATCGTCTCAGCGTCTCGCCAACCTTTGCGAAAACGTCGGAACCGACACACCCTACCTTCGCGATCCAGCGCAATGCCAACGGTCCAGTTGTCGTGCTTGGCCAAGTCCCATCCCCACCACATCGGATCGCCGCTGGATAATCCAGGGATGAAAGCGTCTCGCATCTTGGCGAGATCGAACGGGCACCCGCCATCATCCGCCGCTTCGGCCATGTAGAGTTGCTTGACCATAAAGTCAGGCATCCCGCCACGGCGAGCGCTATCCATCTCATCTGGGTGAAGAATGCGAGCCTGGACCGCGTCGAGAAACGTGATCTTGTGGTAGTCAAGTTCAGGATTGTCTCCCTTCTCAGCTTGGCGACACAGCAGATAAAACCAGTTGCGCCTGCCTTTGACGTTCCCGATCAGACGGACCTGACCGCGTGTCTTGGTGAGCGTGGTTCGTACCGCGTGCCATGCCGATTCTTTGAGACGCGACGCTTCATCGAGAACAGCCGCATAGACATCCTCACCGTACAGCGTATCGGCATTCTCACCAGACCTGAACCAGATCAATGCGCCATTGAGAAGGACGATGTGCTCTTTGCCGCCTGACCGGAACGCGGTGAACGTACCCGGCGTCATTTTGCGGATCGCACGCATGAACGCCATTTGCGCTTGCGCTGAGACAGGTGCGACCCACCAGAAATTCCTTCCAGGTCTTCCTATCGAGTAGGCTTGCTCGATGAGCCAGACAAGACTGCCAATCGTCTTGCCGCTCTTCGTCGAAGCCTCGATGCAAGAGATACGTTTCGGAGAGTAGATCGCTGCAAGCTGTTTTGGATAAAGCTTGGGACGACGAAATGTGATCTCGCGAAGCTTACTGACTGATGGCTCTGCCGTTTGCTCTTGCATCATCTTCGATAATCATCGGCGCATCGTCATCGTCGCTCATGTCAATCGTGACGACCACCTGGGTCCTATTGTCATTAACCGTAACGCCGCCGACCCACTCAATCGGTGAGACACGCGGATACACGTAGGGCTGAGCCTTCGCGGCACATTCGACCGCCTTGATCGCGCAATCGATCACCTCAGCCCGTTGATCGGCGGGAAGCTGTGCCAAGGCTTCAGCATTACTCGCCTTATGCTCGACGTAGGATCGCAAATATCTCGCCCCCCACATCAAGACTTCCATCGGCTCTGGACCGCCGCTCTTCGCGATCTCGATGGCCGTCTTGAGACGGTCCTGGTTCTCAAGGGTACGCTTGTTCACCGAGCCCAGCTTGCGACCGGCATTAGGTGGACGTGGTTCTCCCTTTCGGAACGTGGGCACAATTGTCTCGTTAATTTAACGGGGAATAACGGGGAACGGATCGTTCAACGCCTATCTGATCCCCTGCCATGAGCCGCTGAACGCCTTGGCGACACCAGCCTTCACGCTTGAGACAAAAGCTTCTAGTGCGGTGAGACGGTTATTGACTGGCGTGAGATCGACTGGCGCAGATTGCTTGGCCTGAGCCGCTTCGATTGCAGCGAGACGGGCTTCGGCCTTGTCCATGCGTTGGGTGATGTCTTCCATACCATTATCCCCTTGGAGTAACTAGCAGGCAGACCGGGACGATAAGGCCCAATAGACAGACCGGGTTTGTGGTCAGCCACAGCCCGAACGCCACGACCATCGTGGTCAGGACCCATGCGACCACGATGGTGAGATTGGTCATGCTTAGCGTACCGCGAGCAACGTGATCGGGCCGACCAGCATGGCTGCGGTAAGGAACATGAGGCCAAGAGCCACCAGCTTGACTCGGCCGATGTTCTCAATGCCAAACGCGGCGAGCAGAAAGCAACCGAACGCGATTATTAAAAGGACGATGGCCATGTGGTGTCTCTCCATTTTAGTTCTCTCGCGATCTCGCTGCTGATATGCGGCTAGATCGGCTTCGTTCTTAAAGCACCTGATGCCGGTACGGGTCCACGCCTCGATCATTCGATGGGTGAGGTTCGGATGATCTCACCAAGCACGTAATAGCGAGACGGCTTCCAACGCGGAAGATGACTTTCGCCGAAGTCGGCGGGGATGGGCCACTGGAATGATGACCATTGAGCAGTACCATCGACAGTGACGCGACCGGGCTCAGCGATCCACTCAGGCTCAGCGTCCGCCGAAACACCTTCGGAAACGCAGACGTAAAAGGTATCGTCCGCTCCCTCGATGACTTCGAGCGGCACATCGACCGTGACCGGCGCTTTGATCGGTGTCGGCGCGGCGAGCGCTGAGACAACTGCTGGGACGGCTAGTGGCGCGCCCAGCAGCGCTGATAAGAATGATCGGCGGTGCATCACTAGTCCTTCAGGCGAGCCATGTCCTGAACACTGACTGCCCTGTCTTTGGTGAAATGAGTTATCACCGAACGGTTCTTCAACAGTTCAGGCTGATCCTTCACCTCGACGCAGGCCAAGTGCCATGCCTGCATGCCATCGATCACAAGCTTCTTGTCGTGTTCGGTGAAGGCATTGCGGCAACCGGAGCAAATATAGAAGCCTTCACGGTTGGCGAACGACTGCGGCTTGTCTTCTGCCGGTTCGTCTTTCACCATACATTCGAGACCGACCGTAAGCGTCTGTCTCAGCCAGTGATCGTCGCCGACAGCATTAGTGCCGATATGGAAGTTACAAATCGTGAGACGATGGCTGCGGATATTTTCGGCAAGCTTCTCGAAGGTCCGCGCCATCTTTTCTGGATGATAGTTCGTCACGCCCAGATTGCTCGGTCCCACTTCCGGTTTTTCAGCATCGGCCCAATGCCGATTAAAATCTTCGGGCTGCACGCTGAGCGCCGCAGCTGAGACAGGCGCGATGCCGAGCATGGCGAGAATGTTGCGCTTTGAGACGGTAACTGGCTGGTCATTGCTCATCGTGTCGTACTCCGGTAATTGTCTCGCCGATGATAGACCCGTGCCCGATCTGCGGCAAGAACCGAACCATGGTGGGGATAGCTCACCTGTGCATCCCACCGGAACAAGCTAGATCACCGCTGAAAACGGTCGTGAAAACGGTCGAGGTCAAGCATCGCGTTGCGTGGTCACAGACGAAAGCTGAGACGCCTGAGACAAAAGATGGGGATCAAAAGAAGATGGCTGCGAAGACCAGAGCGACCAAGACCAAGCCGAAGGCGAAGAAGGCGGCACGCAAAGAAAAGGTGACGGCACCCAAGGTGAAACGTGGCCGACCGTTTCGTGGTGCCACTGACAAGACGCTCACCGCGCAAGCGCCGTGGAACAAGGAAGGGGTTTCACGAGCGACGTGGTATAGGCAAAACCCAGGCGGCAAGCCGAAAAAATAACCTCACCTGTGCTGCCGCACGGCACCTTTCCGGCCCCGCTTCTCCGCTCCACCATGTTCCTCAACAGAGACATCGCTGAGCGGCATATCTACAGGTCGTGTGGAGCCGAAGCAATGCCAGAGTGCGGTGATGACGCCCTTGCGGTCGTTTACCGCAACGCAGTCAAGCACTTGATCTAACAGACGGCCATGGCGGACCCGCACCGTGTCCCCCGCCACAGGCACACCAGCGAAGATGATTCGCCCTGCGCTCTCTTCGGCCCGTAGCGTTTCGACAAAGACGTTGTCGAGCGGCATCGGCCTCTCTGGGAGCGGCAACAGCGATTGCACCGAGCGCGTGTTGTTGATCGCTTCCCATGCTGATCCGCTGTCGTGGATGTCGAACCGCACGAAGCCGTAGCCACGGAACAGCGGGACCCGGTGATAGCAGACACGGCCACGAACAATGGCGCGCTCTTTGGCGACAGGGACCCACGCCTCGAAGCTCTGTCGCTTCAGGCGGTCCAGAGCCGCGAACTCCGCGTTCGGCTTTGATGAATAGACGTACCAGCGAAGCACCGCTGGAATCCCCCCCT